ATCGCCAAATCAGCGGCGGCGGCGATCTCTGATCTTGACGACCTGACACAGAAGACCGGGCTTTCGGTTGAAACTCTCTCCGCTCTGAAGGTTCAGCTTGAGCAGGATAATGTCAGCATGGAGTCATTCGGGCGGGGCGTCCAATTTCTCCAGCGTCAGGTTGTGGAGGCTCAGACCGGAAACAAGGATCTTTTAAAATCCTTCAAAGATCTCGGGATCGAGCTTGGCGGCACGACTGAAGATGTCCTCCGGCGCGTCGTGGCGAGATTTCAGCAGTTGCCAGATGAGGCTCAGAAGACGGCATTCGCGACGCGGCTCTTTGGACGGGCCGGGGCTGATCTGGTCGTCACGCTGAACAATCGGCCCGGTGATCTTGATGCCCACATCTCGAAAATGCGGGAGTTGGGCCTGACCGTCACGCCGGAAGCGGCGAAGGCAGCGGCAGAATTTGAGGATCAGCTTGATCTTTTGACCCGTCAATTTTCGGCGCTTAAGATCGAGGTCGGGAACGCGGTCATCCCCACATTCAGCGAGTATGTCAAAAAGCTCAATGAGACGATCGTTTCAACCAAATTACTGATCAGGGAAAACGGGACGCTTCTCGGCACACTTAAGGCTATTGGACAGGAAAACGCGAAGCGCATTCTCGAAGGCGTGGTCGGCGCCGGCCAGAGCGTCGGATTATTTAATCCGCTTCTCCCGAAGGGGCCAGATCTCAATCCTAATAAATTTTCCCCGGCTCAGTTGAAGGCTCTGCTTGACACAGGTTCATTGACGCAGGGGCTCCCGCCTGGATTCGGCGGAACAGACAAAGACAAGAAAGCCAAAGAGCCAAAACTCCCGAATCTCCCGATCAAGGACTTCTCCAATCTGGTGGACCAGTATTTCGCGCAGTTGACGAAGCTTGAAGAAGAGCAATTCAGGCGACTCGAACAGGCGCGGGAGCGGTCGGCGCGGGTAATGGAGGACATACTCCGCGAACAGCAGGACCGGGAGATTGAAGCTATCCGGGCGCAGGTCGATCAACGGGTCATCACCGAAGAAGAAGGCGCCGCAAGGATCGCCGCCGTCAGGGTCGCCGCCTTCGCCCGGACTGAGGATCAGCTTGTCGAGCGGATCAGGGATCTGGATGAACAGGTCACACGCGCACAAACAGAAGCGGCGGCGCGGCCATTCGATAACATCCTGCAAAGGCGGGCTCAGGCATTACAGGCGGAACGCGATCTCGTCCGCCAGCAGTTGACGCTTATCCAGGAAGAGCGGACCTCGATCGAGGAATTGGGCAATCAGGCCATTGCCGCGGCGCGTGATCGGGATCTTCAGGATCTACTTGATTACGCAAATGAGCAGAAGAAGATTTATCAGGATCTGGCGGAGGCCAGAAAGCAGGCCGAACAGCTCGACCCATTGTCCGCCCGGTCAATCTTTGGGGATGCCTTTGCGGACACGCTCAGGCGGACAGGCTCAGAGCTTCAGGCTTTCCGGGCGCTCTTCGTGGACGTGGCGCAATCGCTGAAGCAGGAATCGGCGGACCTCGGATCGATCACCGATACCGCGCTCAATTCGTTTACTCAGGGGCTGTCTGCAATGGTCGAGCAGTTGATCCTCACCGGATCGACGGGCCCGGCTGCGCTCAGGCAGTTGACGGCAGCGGTCCTGCTCAACGTGGCGAAAATGGCAGCGGTCAAGGCAATCTTCGCCCTTGCTGAAGGATTCATCCAGCTCGCGCTCTTCAACTTCCCGGCAGCAGCAGCGGCATTCAAGGCGGCGGCTTTATATGGCGCGGTTGCCGTGGCCGCAGGCGTGGCAGGCGGAGCGATCGCTCCAGCATCGTCCGCTGGTGGAAACTTCGTCCAGCAGGGGCGGGGGCAGCGCGGCGATCGAGTCATCGAGCAGGGCGACCGCCAGCGACCGGAACCGCAGATCATCATCATCCGGGCAGAGACTGAGCCCGGCGTGGTGGTGCGGAAGGTGGTCGAGGATTACCGAGGCAACGGCGCAACTCGTCAGGTGCTGCGCCGCGATATGTTAGGGGATGGCGGATAAATGGCAACGATCGCAGATTATCCCGATGGAATAGGCACAGCCGGGCCCTACATTTCCCGGCTGATCGATCAGCCTGTTGAGTATCAGGTGATGCGATTCGAGTACGAGGACGGCGGGATGGATGTCAACGTCCAGCCATGCGGTGTCAGGCGCTGGATTCTGGAGTATGAGGGGCTGTCCGCCTCCGACGTTTCAACGATCGTCACGCATTTCAATCTGGCAAAGGGGCGAGTCAATAATTTCGAGTTCTATCATCGGCGGGATGCGGCCATTTACGACAATGTTCGATACGTCTCAATGGAGCTGCCAAGCCGTCAAAAATACTGGTCAAGCCCTGTCATCGTGACGCTGGAGAGGTTGGAGTAATGCCAGTCACGGCCATAACCTGGGAAAATCTGACGAACGCGACGGCGGTCGGCAATGATCTGTCCAACGATAACGGCGGGACGGATGTCTGTTACACGAACGCCAGCGGGACGGGCGACGCGGGCGGATCGTCGGTTGAGACCATTGCATCGTCTCAGGATTGGGAGTTTCGCTGTACTCTCGGGCCAAATCCTTCAGGCCGAACCTTCGTCGGAATCCAGGATGGGACGTTCTCGCTTGATTTCGCCGATTGGCAGTATTGCTTGCACGTTTCGACGGAGGTCAACACCAGCGGCACGCCACACCCTGCTAATTCTCTCTTCGTCTATGAAGGGCCAGTCCCGAATAAGACATATCGTGATGGCGTATGGTCCAACTCCGGCCAGCTTTTGCGGATCGTCTGTCGAAACAATGAGGTCAAGTATTACCTCGATTGCACTTATATCTATACATCTCCGACCGCGCCGACGTATCCCCTTTATGCAGTAGCATCTATGGCCTGCTTCGATTCGACGGTCCTGGATGCCGAATTCATCACCGGGCCGGGAGTGGGGACCGGGACCGCAGGGATGACCGAGGGCGCGGAGACCGGGGACGCCTGCTCCCCGTCGTGGACGATTCCGACGCCGACCGCACTTCCGCAACCGCCGACCGCAGGCGCTCCGCGTGCTGTCCGCTTTCAGGAAGTTTCGCCAGTGTGGGGAGAATTCGGAATTACTCACGGCGACGGGGCGCCGGATTACAACACGATTCAGACGGCAAGGATCAGGCGATTTGAGGTGGACTGGATCGGGCTGGATGCGACCGAGGCCGGGGTGCTGGATGCTCACTATGAGTCAACGCGGGCCGGCCTGTCCTTCTCGATCACAAGTCCGCACACGGCTGAGACCGTCACCGGATGCCGGTATTTGAGTTATACGCGATCAAACCATCAACGCTATTGGAACCAGTCACGGTCAGCCGTGATTATCAAGTACACGAATTAAATGCAGACATGCGGCTCATCATTGCTGGCGATCCTCCAATCAGACGAGCGTGATCTCGTCGGGGTCGATCTGTTTGAGTTCTACGCGCCGACCGAGACCGACCTCTTTCCGGAGAATGCGGCCAAACGATTTGCTGCCACTGAGTTGATCTGGTACGGATGGAAATATGACCGGCAGGCAATCAGCCGGGGCGACGTGTCCCGTTATATGGATGGCCGGTTCAATAATGTTCAGATCACCCTAAGCAATGTGGACCGGACGCTCGGAACGTGGCTTTCCGCGACCGAGATTGAAGGATACCGGGTCGTGATCCGAATGGTCAGCCGGTCAGTCGATGATGATTCGATCGTGCTCTTTGTCGGACGGTGCGACAAGCCCTTCGATGTGGACAATTCGACGGTCACGATTCAGGCGAAGCAGGATCTCGGCTCGATCGAAAACGATCTCCCGCCTAATCAGTTTTCCTCGAAATGTCCGCTCAGATTTCAGGGAACGGAATGTCTGGCCGGCGAAGCTCTCGGCTCCAAATCGGCGGCATATCAGGCCGCGTCTACCTGCAATAAATCGTATCAGCAATGTTCGGAATATTCCAATACCGAGGCATTTCAGGGCTTCCGCTTCAATGCGATCAGCGACAATTTCAAGGTCTCTCAGCGTCGGGGCGGAGCAGGCGGGGCGCCAGCGTCGGGGCGGAGCAGGCGGGGCGCTTCTCGGTCTGATCGGCCTCGGAAATAAGCGGGTCACAAAGCAGTGGACATCTCAGGCGGACACGCCCTTCGGTCGATCGATCCCGATGGGCATGGGCCGCACTCAGATTGACTTGATCAACGTCCAGACCGCCGACACCGGACAGTATTTAGCGGGTCAGGCAATCATCGGGGAAGGCGAAGTCGCGGTCATCGTCAATCTTCGCAACGTCACTCCGGGATGGGCTGACACCTTCCAGTTCTCGGACACTCACGTCGGGCAATACGGGACAGTGGCGGGACAGGCGCCGACAGCCGGATTCTTCCCCGCGGGTGATGTTTATTCTCATCGGGCTTATGCGGAATTCACGATCCTCGGGACCAATCCAGACACCGGAGATCCCGCGCCGACGCTGGCGGCGGTCATCCTGTGGCTGAAAATCCCCGTTTTCGATGATTCGTGCTTCACCGGGACGGACTGGAGCGATAATCCGGTTGAGCATCTTCGATACCTGCTCACGAATGAGCGGATCTTGAATTATGACGCCTCCTGGATAGACAACACGATTGCCAGCGAAACGGCCGGCTACTGCAACGATCCAATGATCGATACCTCGGGCGGCGAAGATGTCTACATCTCGAGCAGCGCCGGCACAGCGGGGACCAGTTTCAAGCGGTACAGATCGACCGGCCTGCTGGACACCTACTATTTTCGGTGGAAATTGGGCCTCGATTCGACTTACCCGGCGGAGCGTGAGGTTACATATAACACCTACTCACCGACTACCGATCCGGGAGCGATCACGCCGGGAACCTATTACCGGAAGCGGTACACATCGAACTGGCATCTTCGGGATTCGGTCAAGGCGGTCGATTTCATATTTAAATCGCTTCTGCCTTCCTTCCGTGGCTACCTGATCACCGGGGCGGACGGCAAGCTCCAGATCAAATCAGAGAAGCCGACGATCACCAGCTACATCCGATCGAGCGTGTCCTCTGGCGGCTCCACGATTCCGATTGAGGACGCGAAGGCGTGGCTTTCCCTGAATGTGCCGGTTTTATATTGCCTTGTCGGGGTTGGAGAGGCCACAAGCGAAACGCACCTGATCTCCAGTGTGGAGTACTCGACAACCGGAAACTCCATCACGCTGGCCGCGTCAGGCTCGGGAACGGCATCAGGCGCAACGCTCTCAGGCGGGACGACCTCGATTCAGGCGGCGGGCCGGGTGACAATCGGGAGCGCGGCATCTTGCACGATCACGATTGACGGTGTTGCAATTGCATACACGGCGAACGCCAGCGATACGACCGGGACGATCGCCGGAATCCTTGCCGCCCGCATTAACGCCAATACCACATTAAATCGTTACGTTGAGGCAATATGGACCGTGGATCTACCTGATCAGGTATTGATCCGGTCAAAGTTGGGAACGCTCAACCTGGCGGCGACATTGACAAGCAATCACGCGATCACTGAGCAGGTCGTCTGGATTGCAATGCCATTTTCGGACGTAAGCTTTGGGGCGCTGACCCGGGGCAACATCCTGAAGAATTCCTTTAAATGGCCGCTCGGGAATAAGCAGTCGTCATATAACCAATTCGTGATGACCTATACCGAGGCGGTACAGGATTTCCAGCCGACCGAACTCCGTGAGAATGATTACGATCATCAGGACAAGGTGAATCGGATCAATAAGATGGAGATCAGCGGCGCGTGCGTGGACAATTACCATCAGGCTGATCGACTGGTACAGGCTACGCGGTATAAGTACAGGGAAGGGGATTTCTTCAACGAACTCGGGACGACCGGTCTTGCGCTCCTGCTCGAAGAGGGTGACGTGATCTGTACCAATCACAGTGCGATGCCGGATCAGCGGAATCTACTTCTCAGGGTTGAAGAGCTGAAGATTGACCAGAATCACCGGGTCAACATCGTCGGCAGACTGTACGCGGACACGCAATTCCCGACATCGGCCACGGAGCGGACGGTGGTCCTGACGACTGGAATCGGATGGGTCAGCGAGCCGCCCGATGCTCCGTACAATATCGAGCTGACCAGTCCATCGTCGGGGGTCGTCCGTGGGACGTTTATGTTCTCCACCTTCATCGGCGGTCAGACGGCCAGAATCGAGGTCTGGCGAGCAGGTGAAGCCGACTACGTTGACACAGGGCTCGTTATTTCGCCGGATTCTGCCTTTGCTGGCGCTTTTGAGGTCTCG